CTGCTGGAAGGAGGTCTTACCAACCGTGTAGCCATACACCTTGTTCTTTTGAGAGATCGCAGCACGGGTATTGGGCGCCGTGCCCATGCGGTAGATGTAGTTTTTGGATGCGTCGGCTGCCATGGTGGACTCCTATTTGATCTGATTCGATCTGGTTCTCAGGACTTCGGAAAGAAAACCCCATGAAGCTTGTCCGCATAAGCGGCCAGCTTATCGAGATCCGCTCGTACCCACGACTGCGTCAGGTCCACATCTCGGAGGATGCCTGCAACCTTGTTTGAGACACTGTGAAGATCCGCCTTGGCCTTGGCCGCATTGAACTTCTTGCCGGCCTGAACAAGGCTGTCGATCTTCTCGTTGGTCTCTTCCAGGTTCGCCAGGATCTCTCCAGCAATGGTCGAGTTTTCCTGGAGGACATCGTAGGAGAGCTTACTACCAGCCGACTTGGCCGTAGGAGCTGTCTCGACGGGAGGAGGCGCATCCCCGACTTCAAAGACGGGAGGATCGCCGTAACCGTAGTACGTCTCGTTCTTGCTTTGGTTCGGCGACTTGATCTTGTTGGCCGCAACCACGAAAGCTTGTCGGGCAGAGGCAATCCCCTGCTTCGACTGGGTCAGCAGGGTCAGCGCCTTTTCGGCCTGGGAAAGGGACGCTTCGAATGCCTTGAAATCGTGCATGGGATTCCTCTCTTCTGTCGTGGGTGAATCCATAAAAGGACTCTCGGTGCCAAACCGTGCGCGAATTGGCTTGAGCAGGTCCCACATTTGGTTCAGGTCCACGTTGACCATCGTCTCCCCAGAGTTGAGGAACTGATCCAACGCTGTCCGCAGCCAACTGCGGTCACACAGGGCGCCCAGGAACTTGGCGACAGAAATCCGGCCAAGGGTAAATTTCTGCCCGTCTGGAGTCTGAATCCAGTCTGTGTTCCAGTCCGACCCCACCGTCACCAAAACCCTAGCCATTCAACCAGGGTGGCTAACGAATAGTCTATGCCCGGACCAGAACCCCTACAATGTGGGTTGGCAGCAAGAGGGTGCCTTCCTCCGGCCCCCAGAGCCACAAATCCTCGGCCACCCACCCAGGAAGCTCTCCCATAGCCTGCTCTGCCTCGTTCAAAATGGCAGCGACCCTGGGGAGGTCCAAGGCTACAAACGGGCTCTTACGGGCTATCAGAGCGTGCCGTCGCCCCTCTGACGAGGCTAGCCCGAACAGAACACCCCGGAGATGTCCTTCCCGATACAACTCCACCCAACCATTCACCAGATCTCCAGCCGCCTCGGCCAGAACGAACCCATTCGTCCCCACATCAATGACCCGAGGGGGCTTCTCCTCCGGGGGCAGTGCCGGGAACACCCCCTCAAGAACGTACTGTCGAAGCCACTCGACGACGGTCTTGACCCGCTCACCGCGTCCGGATTTGTCACCAAGGTAGCTTCGAGCGAAAGAAATGAACCTGGCCAAATCCCGATCCATGTGAGCAAGCCCGGCAGGTCCAAATCGCCCCAAGTCACAATGAAATACAAGGTTCGCCATCGACGGGTGAATCGCGAGCTTCCGATCCAAAAACAGAGCCAGAAGAAGCACTTCGTCCAGGTCAATGATCTCCCGAGCAACCAACTTGATGGGAAGAGGACGACCAAAGATCAGATCCCGGTAGAACTGCTGGAGAGCTGACTCCCCAAACTTGTCTGGATCCGAACGATAGACGAAGGTCGTCTCCGACGGCACGAAGTCTCCCAGAGCGATGACCGGCTCGGTCTGCTCCTGGGAAAGAGACTCATCGAGAACTACCTGAAGTCGGATTTCTTCCAATTTCAAATTTCAACAACCGAGAGTTGGATCAACCCTCGAAGAGAGGCTACACCTACCGGCTACCGGGCGTAACTGTAATCCTCAGGATCACCATTTTCGGATGCCGCACGAGTCTGTGGGATCTTGGCAAGGGTGATCCCGTTGCCAGTCCAGACCACGCTCTCGATGGTAACCGGTACCTTACGGCCATCTTTGCGGGTGACTAGAACCGTATCTCCAGCTTCGACTTGTCCCTGAACACGAACTCCCCAAGAACCATCCCGCATCTTGGCAAAGGTTGCCTCTGGTGCTCGTCCGGGTGCTGGACGTACCGAAGATGGAGGGGGAGGCGGCGGCCGAGGTTCCTCGACAGGCTTCTCGGCAGGAGTCTCCCGCCGTCGAGTCTCGGCCCAGCTCTCCCACCACTCGTCGTTGGTCTCGTACTTCTCGATGTTGTCTTCGACACGATCCTGGAGAGAAGTTCGCCAGCCCTGAGTTCGCTTGACGATGGGGGCTTTCCCCTTCTCCAAAGGACGACCGTCTTTCAAGCTGAGAAGCTGGACACGAATAGCGTCTGAACCTACGCCTGCACCTGAACCGGAATGAACCTGCACCGAAGTCCAAACCCGAATGCCTACGAACGGCCCAAGCTTCAAGTCGTAGTAGTATTCGTTGTACTGCTGTCCCTGCTTTGGGCGAAGACTACGAAAAGCCCTTCGCAGGAACTTGTCCATGTCTTCGAGCGAGACTTCTGTGTATTGAGCAGCCATCAGTGCTCCCACTCGTCCGGGATGATTCCTTCGTAACCAGCCAACTTGGCCAAGTCACCCTGGACTTCTGGGGATTCCTCGATTGCTGGTGTGGCTCCAGGTTTCGGTACATTCTCTCCAAGTTTCAATCCAGCCTCGTCTACGAACGGGCTGATACCTGCTGCTTTCCCACCCACCTGCTTGGGGCAGATGACCGTGAGATTCATGGCTGCTCGGGTGAGAGCCACATAACCCAAACGACGCTCCGACTCCATCTCCTCGGCAGCGACTTCTGGATCAGGAGGCGGTTGACCAGGCTTCACAGGCGGCGTGAAAGGGAACTTGCCTCTGGGCATGGAAACGTAGCAATTCTTCCACTGTGCGCCTTTTACGCTATGGACCGTTCCAAGGTAGGTTCCAGGAGGCGGCTTCCTCTGCTCAGGGGGTAGGGTTGCTTGCTCCTTATCCCACTTGGTGATGTCGATCCGAAGCTCACGGGCTCGCTGACCGTATCGCTCCATCTTGGCTTTGAAGCCTGTTGGAGTGTTGGGATCCGTGAGAAGATCCCCAGGATCCGTCGGATCTTTCTTGACCAACTCGTAGAGGAAGCTGATGTTCCCGAGCCCCTCGGTATCGTCCTCGTCCTCGGTGTCGTCATCCTCCGAAACACTATCTCGGAGGTCTGCCTTGAGGCTGTCCCGGAAAGTCTGCTCAACAAACTGCGCTCGACCTGTTCGAGGATCCATGACGGCCACAGTGCCCGTCATCCCAAGGATCTCATCGAACAGATCCTTGGTCGTGTACTCAGGATTCTCCGAGTTCGCCTGCATTGTCCCCAGACCATGCTGGATATCCTCCAACTTCTCGATGGCCTTCTGGAACTTGAATCCAGCTCGAACTCTGGTGAGCTTCTCGGCGAGCACCGATTGAAAGAAGGGATCTCCCAGGGCGACCAAGGGATTCACCGTCTTGATGTCTTGACCGTTCCGCTTGGCGTAGGCCGAAAGGGCATCACTCACAGCCGTAGCTCCAGCCTCCGGAGCTACGAAGAAGCGGTTGGGCTTGTTGATGACCTCCCCAAGAGCTGCTTGCATCTTGGCGAAATCATCTCCAGTCGCAAGCTGAACGTAGCTGAGGAATGCCTTGGTCTCGGGTGAACCCAGAAACGAAGAGGCTCCCTTTCGAGCGTAGGGAACCCCACGAATGATGCACGCCGTTTCGAAAGCGTGCTGCTCCTTGTTTGTCCGAGTGAGGATGGCATTGTCAGCCACATCTCCGCCAGCCTCGATGTTAGACTTGATCTCCTCGACAACACTCAAGGCAGCTTCGGCCTCGTCCCCAGGACTCCGAACTCGAACAGAACCGACTCCACGAACCTTGGCCGGCGAAGGAACGGCTTCCATCGGGAGTCGTCCCTCATTGTGAGAGATGAGCTTGTTGGCGGCATCGACGATCTCCGGCTGACACCGATAGTTCGTCCGAATCGTCCTGACTTTCCAATCCTCTTTTTGAGCCCTGCCCAAGAAGATATCCGGACGTGCTCCTCGGAATGTGTAGATACTCTGATTCGGATCTCCCACCATCCAAACGGACTTACCGTCGGAGCCATCTTTAATGTGCTCTGACATCATCTCTACGATGTCGTTCTGACATTGATTCAGGTCTTGGCAGTTATGGCTCAGGACGCCATTCCCAAAGAAATTGCCAGAATCCTCTACGGTGATGTCATAAAACACTCCCCCAGCTTCCGGGACGATTGCGACAATCTCTCCAAGGACGATCTTTGAATCATCCAAGGGTTTTAGATCAATGTGAGTAGCCTGCAAATGTGCTTGACGGATAGCCTCATACACGGAGCCATGGACACAGCCTTTGGCTGGCACAGGTATCCTATACTTATCAGCTAGTTCACGAATCTCTCGGCCTCGCATGAAAGCTATTACTGATTCAGTGTTATCCTGCCCGGATACCCAGATCGGGACGGACATACCAACTCTGAGGGAACCAGCATTGGTGAGTAAACACGATTGGTCTTGGACTAAGATATCCTCGACAACATAGGCTTCTATAGACTTGGCTAAAGCCAAAGCAGCTTTACGGACGCCAACATAAGTCGTATCTGAAATGTGGACAGTTTTCCTGAGTCCACCCTGAGTGTCATAAACCTTGTAGTTAGCCGGAATCATCGGCTCGTTATCCCCAGGAGACCAAGACATCCCAGCCGTAGTCCGGCGTCCGTTAGACCTATGCCCACTCATTCCCCCAGATCGATGGGCTGATATAGAAACTACTTTACGATCAGGGCTGCTCGTGCTGACCCAATGGGGATACTCCTTGCTGAGTCCGTATAGCTCTAGAAGTTTCGCCCCGTTCTGACCGTATTTTGCAAAAATCCTATCGGATCTATTCTGATCACATAGTCGGACTTCTGCTTCAAATAGCCGAGCAGGAATCTGGTAGTCTAGTGAATAGTCCAGCTCTCTGAAAAGAATCTCAGATGCCTCTCCGGTTTCCAGAACCCACATACAGTCAGCTTTTTCAGCCCCCGCACGATGCGAGCGATACTTCACATCGTGTGTAGACCGTTGAATGAGGTAAGGAATGGATGAGACTCCAATGCGGAATCCCATGTCGTGACGATACATGAGGTAGAGTGCTAACTCCCCTTCCGGTATCTCCGGGTCGAATTGGGTGGCGTAAAGACGATGATCCAGAGTCATCGTCAGGCTATGTCCTGATTTGGTATGGATAGTGACTCCAGATGTTTTCCCGCTCAGTTTCTTAGCTAGAACGCTCTTAAATACAGCAGATCCGTTCTGGTAACTTAGGATTTTATCCCCTGTCTCAAGCTCAGAAACTTTTTTACTCTCCCCTGTCTCCAACAGTACCTCTGTATCCTCATGCACACACTCATCGACCAAAATGTGATCGAACATCCCTTGCAAGGTCTTTCGGACCATCGGCTCTCTCTTCAGAATACTTCTGAAGATGATCAGCATGTCATCAAAATCTGCAAGCCTCTGATCATTGGGGCGCCATTTCCCCATGAACGACTCGTAGCCCTTCGAGGAACCACAAGGGGGTTCCCAACCTGGAAGTGACCCCTTCATCCCCTCGTACATCTCGTACCAATCGGCTGAGTCTAACTCCTCTTGCGTACGAGCTAGAGCCTTGGCCTCGACCGGGGTGATGTTGTTCCCAGACCACTTACTCTTGGCCATGAGTACGGTCTTGAGCTTTGGAACTTTTCGTTCTTGAGGCGTATCCGCTGGGTAACACTCCGACCAAATCCGCTGCACGGCCCGAGCAACGGCTCCTCCACCTTGCACGAACCCACCAGGATCTTTCCCGAGACCCATGGCCGAACGTTCTTGGGGCGTACCATACTCGCCAATGAACTTGCGGAAGAGCGAGTGCATCGTGCCAACAGACATCTGTTGAAGCGTCTCCCCACTCGTAGCTGAGCCAATCTTCTGCTTCAGCTCATTGGCAGCCTTCGTGTTGAAGGAGGTAACCAAGACTCGACTCGGGAAGACCCGACGCTCCTTGACCAGATACTCCACCCGAGCAACCAAAGTTGTAGATTTTCCGCTCCCGGCTCCTGCTGCAACCAAAACCCTGCCATCCGTCAAAGCTGCGGCTCGCTGTTCATCGTCGAGCTTACGAAGAGGATCCGGGATGTTCTGAGGTTTGCTAGGATCTCCCAAAGCAGCCGTAGCAGCCGCCACAGCGATACCCACAGTCTCAGATCGAGTTGGAGGTGTATCGGCCTCTCCAGAGGTGTCCAGTGCCTTCTTGGCCGCACTGGTGGCCTCCTGCTGAACCTGATGCAAGACTTCGGAGTGCGTCGTCTTGGCAATCTCGATGTCCTCAGCACCCTGGGAACCTGCTGACTGGACCTGCTGGTTCAGAAGAACACTGGCTTGGTCCGTCGCCTCATTTGACGCTGACTCAACCGCATTCTTCGGGATTTCCCGCTGAACGGCTGTCTTAGCAGCCAGAGCGATCCAGTTCTTGAGGCGGGTATTCCGCATTGAGATCGCAGCAAAACGATCAAGAGCCGAATCAGCGTCGTCGATCATCGAAGCCGAGATAGCCTCGCGAATCTCCTTCAAGGCTCGGTTCGTCTGGAACACCACCCGCTGTGTTGCGGGACCACCCCTAGAGAGAACCGTCCGTAGCAAGAGAGCCCGCCGACCAGCATTGATCGGGTTGATAGCCCGTACAGCCATAGCCCGAGCCAAAAGCTTCTTGTGGGCTTCGGTCGGAAGGGTCTCGTTCAGAGCCTTCGAGAGACCCTCGGCAATCATCGCGTCCGAGATACGCAAGAGACGGACGCCAGAGGCCGTAACTTCGTCAGCAGGCTCCTCGTTGGTTGCCTCCTCGACGTAGCGCATGTACGTATCGAGAGCGAGCAAGAAGACCACGTACTCGGCGATTTGGAGATCCCCGATGGCCTCATCTTCATCGGTGACAGCCCGGAGATTCCGGTTCATAGCCTGCCGAATGACCTGGCGAGTGGCGGTTTCTTCCACGGTTGACCTTCCCCTACACCGAACCGATAAGAGAACTCACTAAACCAGCCGGATCTTGGTGTATCCTGCTCCCTGGAATGCACGTTCTTTGGAAAAAGAGGACCCACGCCACGAACCGACAAATGGGCGAGCCTACGTGTCCACATTTCAGAATCCGGCACCCCATGCTCCTCACTCCGGTCATGAATTTCTATGACGTCGAGACACGGAGATATAGGTACGCTTGGCGAATAGGTCCAGGAATACGAAAATGCTGCCTGAATAACGGCCTCGCCCAAGCTGCCTGGTGGTGGGAAGTGAACCAACGGTTCCAAGACTTGGCCCGAGACGGCTTGGAAGACAAGGCCCTCGAAGAGTCCATTCTGGAGTCTCGGGCAATCATTGAGGATCTCCTCAAGTTGGTCGTCCCAAAACCATGTGCTGCGGACCGTCGGGAGTACCAAAAGCTTCGAGGAGTATACCAGAACCGCCGCCGGGTCCGACCCAGGATTCCATCCTTCGCCAAGGTTCTTGGAGTGAGTTGGCCTTGTTCAAAGACGAACCTCAAGATGGTTTGGAAGCGGCTGGCTCTCCTGCATCATCCCGATCGAGGTGGAAATCAGGATGAGTTTATCCGAGTCAAGATCGCCTATGAAGCAGCGATCCAGCGGATCACGGAATGATCGAGCCGACCTACCATCCCATCTGGACCAAAAGGGCCAAGTCCCTTCAAGCCTGGTTGCGTAAGAACGGCCCTCAACCCACTGATCAAATGACGGAATGGGCCAGGACCGTAAAGTTGACACCGACCGTCGTCACCAACGTCCTGGCGTACGCAGACGGTGTCTACATTCAGCACTACAGGAAAATGTGGTGGGCCGCTCCCATCGAGCCAAGCGAGGTCAACAGGAAGGTGTGGACGGCTGAAGCCCACTCACCTGAGGGATGTCTGGCTGAATCCGAATCAACCTCGGACGAAGATCCTGTATCAGAGCCAGGTTTACCAGTCCTGGTCGAGCATCCATCCGACAAATCTCATCTACCAACGTAACCCACATGTCTCTCGGTATAGGTGTCGTTCCGACTTCCCACGCCTGAATGTCCGGTACCGTGACCCCAAGAAATGTCGCGGCATCAGCCTCAGTCATCTGCAAGGCTAGCCGGATGAACTGGAAGAATTGGCTGTGGACCATCCCGAAACGGCCCAACGTCGAAGCCGCCCGGACGTAGCAAGCATCCTGGTCAGCCTGAGCAAAGACTGTGGGGCCGGCCGCCGAGGAGATCCCTTGAAGGGAGGCCACAAACTTGATGCCAGTTGTTCCGACAGGCATCAAGAAATCCCCCACGATTGGGATCCCAGCCCGAACCGGATAGATGACTGTCCCAGGGGGCTTAGGCAGAACTGACATCTACCAGATCGAGATCCACAAGAGCTTCCCAAATTGAACGGTTGTTTCTGCTAGAAGACTGCGGAATCGGACGGGGAATCGGGGGCAACTTAGCTCGAATCACAGCGTCCAGAATGCGCTGGACGGCAGGTTCTAGCCCACCTCGGTCAATGAGGTTAAAACGTCTCGATCGAATCTCGTTGATGTTGATCATGGGACTTGATTGGATCTCAAACTCTGGGAATTGGACTCGTCCAGGGCTGGGAACATCGAGTCTCCCGACACCTCTCGGATTGACCAGGAAGCAGCCGGGATGGGTGTGGACCGTGAAGGCACCAGGTAGCCCCTCTACCTGGAGTTGGTCTCCAGGTAAGATCCCACTCTCTACAAAGTCTCTGGGCACTGTGACTGGGAGGATCTGAATTTGTTCAGAAGGGTCGTACAGAGCTAAGATGTCTTCGTATTCCTGACGAGAAAGCATCGGAGCCAAAGATCGAAGTCCCTGTCGGTCGATCTGGTTGAAGACTTCTCGGAGACTCTCTAGAGTCAACCCGGATCCATCTTCAACTCCACCTGTAGAGTAGGTGGGAGCTGCCTCATCAAGTAACTCCAGGATGCGGCGGTCTTCTTCCTCCTGGATCTCTTGAACCGCTCGGGCGAGCCGATAGGTGTACGGAGGATCCTCTAAGACCAGACCGGGCGTTCTGGTGGGTGGAGGAGGCATAGGACTCTAGGCTACACCAAAACGCCGAGAGTTTGAAGCCTGGTACGAAGGTGAGCTGGATCAGCGTAAGATTCGTCCTCGCGAACTGACAGAAGCCGTAGCACTGGATCAGCCTCGATGAGTGCTCGCTTGAGCTGATCTCGCTCTTGAAGGGCTTGGAACTGTGTGAAGTCCTCGATGTACGTGCTCGGAAAGGTCCAGTGTTGATAGCCGTGGAACTCCACCAGCAAATTCTGGGATGGGAAGAAACCGTCAAACCGAAAACGACGCCCAGTGCTAGGGTTAGTGAACCGAGCATCGTTCCACTCGGTATCGTATACGGCACACCCAAGGACTTGGGAGATGGTTTCAAGACAAATGGCCTGAAGTACCGCCGTGTTCGAGATGATGAGCCCATGCTTCTCACACTCCCGACGAATCGTCACGAAGGCATGACCCAACGCCACAATCGCCCGGCCTACAGAAATTTTGCCGTTCTTGAGGGCAAAGGGAAGAAGCTGTTCCTTGGTGAGGGTGATCTCGGTGCCATTGGTCCAATGCTTGATAGCCCTGACCTCCTTCATATTTTCGGCTCGAAAATTCACCATCGAGTGACTTTCTTTCGTGTGCCCTTTCGACCACTCGGTCCTTCCCATCAATTTTTCCGAGATTTGGGCCACACGCTCGTCCGTTGCCTTCGTCAATCCGGCATTCCAGCGGCCAGCATTGGCGGACATCTTGACCTTGGTCTCCTCCGAAAGAGGCTTCCCCTTGAGAGCTGTTTTGTCTCGCACGGCCGAGTTGTCCGCAACCACTTGGTCAGGATAGCCACCAACCCACTCGGGATGGGCGTTCTGGATATGACTTGTCAAGTTCTCGGCCCGATAACCACAACCCTCACAGATCACATAGTCGAGTCTCTCAGTCTTAGATGCCCACATGGCATCTTCATCCTTCGTTCGGCACTCAGCACACCGAGCATCATGGACCGAGTAGGCGAACGTGAACCCAACTTCTCGGGGCTCTCCACAAGAAGGGCATGTGATCAGCTTCTTGAGCCCCTTCCGAGGACTCTCCGTATGCTTCTTCTTAGCAGCCCCCTGACGCTTCTCAGTCAGGGACTCGCATCGGATGAGCGTCCCCGGGTACTTTTCTCTGTAAGCGTCTGCCGTGAGACCGTGCTTACGGAGATGGGTGGCAAGAGTGGTTGTTCGAAATGCACAGACCCGACAGGTCACGAAGTCCTGCGGCTCACTTTTTCCGGCCCAAATGTCTGACACCATCGGTGCAGCCTAAACCGCCTCTCCGATGGTGTCAAGGTCTATTAGCTGATTCCCTACTTCAATCAGCTAAGTGCTTGGAATTATTATTAAATCCGAGCCCTGACGTTGAATGTCAAAATCAAGTACAAGAGCGGGAAGATCGGCTGGTAGAAGGCCGAGAACCGAAGGATGGTCGGATCATCCGGATCCACCTCGGCAGCGATGCCCGTGTAGGCCGCCACGATCTCGGCCTGGACGAGCTGGTTGAACAGCGAGGTCATCGTGACCTCTACCTCATTCGTACGGGATGCCAAGAACTTGGTCCCAACGAACGCATCGAGAACGATGCGGCTCTGCTGCTGCACGAAGTCCGCGATCTGGGTGACCGTCGGGAGACGGGTCAGAACCGAAGACATGTCCGTGGTGAGGCCCTGGCGAACCCGGATGATGGGGTCCAAGTCTTCCAGGAGCGTGATACCTGCCACTGCCGTCTGGTTGGCCTCCACCGGGTCCAGAATCCTTGGGATCCGAGTGAAGCCCTGGAGGCGACGACGAGTGTACGGAGTCGCTACGTCCACCGCTGGGCTCACAACAGCACCCGCCAAGGCCGCAGCCATGAAAGTACCATCCACGAGCTGCTCGAAGCTCTCACCCAGCTCGTTGTTGAGCGTGATGACCGCCGAATCCGGATAGACAGCGATCATGCGATTCGAAAGCAGAGCCTTGGCAATGGTTTGGGCATTCGTCGGGCTGGTGCCAGAAGCAAACCCGATGAAGCCGAGACGCTCCGACTGATTCCGGATGTTGCTCTGCGTCTCAACGTGCTGGAGCAGGTAGTTGTAGACCTGAGTGCTCGTCGAAAGCGGAACCATGATGTCCGGCTTAACCTGTCCCGGCAACGGAATCGCAAGCTCCTGGATAGCCGCAATGAAATCGGCATCCGAAGCCTGGTTCGTGTTCGGGACCTTCAAGACCTGCTTGATGCCAACCAGGACAGCTCCGTTGAGGATGGCCAAGTAGGCAGCCAAACTGACCCGGTTCTCGGCAGCAAGAGGACCGAAGTTCGCCTCGATGGTCTTGAACTGCTGGTAGAGACCTGCCGAGAAGTCCTGCTTCTGGAAGAAGTAGGTGATGTAGTAAAAGTCGCCGATTGCCGGTTCCAAACCACCTGGGTTGAACGTCCGAATCGTTGCCGTATCGTTGACTCCAACATTCACCGTGTCAGTCACGATGGTCTCGGTACCTGGGATTGACAGGTACGGAACCGCAGGATTCACGTTCCAGGTCGTGGACACGAACATCGTGAAGAAGCCACCCGGGGTATAGCTCCCCGTCGAGGCTGACAAGATGGTGAATCGAAGACCCGTAGTAGCATCCGTGTAAGTCTGGCCAGGAGCACCTGTGCCTCCAGAACCCGACGGGTGAGATGAAGTGACCGTGAAGCTGTCACGGGAATCCTCACCATTGTCTCCGGAAGTACCGGGAGTGACTCCGGTGCCCGCTGTCTCGTTGAAGGCACTGGCTGTACCCGTGGCGAAAGCCACAGAAGACGTTGCAGCACCCGTCGTTAGAGACTCGATGGTGACATAAGTCGAACCTTCGATGTCACTAGTGTAGGCCACACCATCCGTGAGGAACAATACCGTGTCGTCCAGAGCATTGACCACCTCTTGGGCCGAGACGTTCGTGGACCCAGCCGAGTCTCCCTCGGTGAGACCAAGAACGACCAAGGAGTTCGAGGTTAGAATGCCAATCCCCGAGGCCGCATCTGTCGTCGGGCTGGTGAGCCTCAACTTGTTCAAGTTTACCAAAGTGCCCGCAGAGGCCACACCAGCAAGACCAGGAACAAGGTTGATGGCCGCTGCCACCGCAGCCGTGGTTACAGCCGGACCCGTGGGGAGCGAGATCACATAGTCGATCCCATCCACCCGGATGTTCAGCTCATCTGTGACACCAGCATCAATCGCGAACGGACCCACAAGCGAACCTAAGATGGTTGCTGGCTTGTTGAGAGCATTCGGGCTACCTGATGCAGCCTGGAACGTGGCGTACCCAAGAACAGTCTCCAGTGTCCCCTGGCGAATGCTGACTGCCGAGGCATGGTCGAAACCACCAGGAAGAGCCGCCGGAGTCGAGTAACTCCGAATTAGGAAGAGCACATCCGTTGGAGCAGCGCCAATCTGAACGAAACTCGCCAGATTGTTGGGAGCGGTACCAATGAATGGAGCCGCAGCGTCAATGGCAGTATTGATATCTGCTACGATCTGGGTTGGCGTTCGGAGGCCAACCGTGACAGCCACCGTCACATCAGTACCGTCGATGGTCAACTCCAGGACGTTGTTCGGAGATGCCGGAATGGTGATCTGTGTGGCACCGCTGACGGCGACATGATCACTCACAAGGTAACCTCGCCGAGCCGTATTGAGGTTCGTCGTGTAGGTCGTACCGTCCAGCACCGTCCTCCACGTAGCCGAGAAAGTAGTGAAGAACGAGTACGGTTCGGCACCTTCGATCGTGTAGGCCGCGTTCAGAGCAGCATCCGTGGCGAACGTGACCGTGACTACCTCATCTACCGGTGTCCCTGCTCCCGTATGGAAGGCATCGGGCACTTGCTCGACACCACGAGGCCACTGAATGATCTCCGCAAGACCCGTCTTCACACCGAACCGAACCTGCCGATGATTCGACTGGGTAGCTGTCGAGAAGACCTCGAATTGACCGAAGCCCACCGCACCCGCCACCTTGTTGGTCAAGATGTAGGTATCATCGACGATCCGGTTGTACCAGAAAGTACAGAATGCGCTGTGATCTGGCGGGACCGGAGTCTTGAGCGTGAGGATTCTCGTCGAGGAATCCACCGCCACAACTTCGACCGCAGAACGGCCAAGAGCATCCCGGAGATCTCGACCTGTGTAAACCACCACCAAGTCTGGACGATCGGTACTGAGACCAATACGCTGGTTGGTAATGGCCAAATAGGTGGACTGTCCAAGAGGCGTATCTCGACCGTTGCCTGTCGTAGGCACGGCTGGGAGAATGAACTTGGTCGTTGAAACAATGGCCGGAACGACAGTTGTGTCTACGTACCGAGTTGCCTCAGTGAGGTACAACTTGTCATCCACCAAAGTCGGAAGGATCTGGGTGTCATCGAACACCTCGGCCCCAGGAGACCGCAGAGTAGATGCTACCGAGACACTGGTTCCCCAGTGAACGATGGAGACATCCGGGCTAGGGTTTGAAATGACGAAATCCTGGTCCTGGATGAAGTCCGACCGACCCGCAGCAAAACCACTTCGGAGGACCGAAGTGACCTGGGTATTCGGCAGATAGTCGAACGTGTCCTGCCAGGTGTTGAAGTAGTATTGGATCGTGACCGTGCTACCCGGGGCCGGAGCCGAAGGCAGTGTCACAACACCATTCGTCCCATCCACAGCCGTCGGGATAACTTGGACCCCGTTGACTTTGGCAACAACCTTGGACGGATCCGTAGTGGTGATACCACCATCGGTACCATCCACGATAGGACGCTGGAAAACTCGGAAGTCCACATTCCGAGCTGTCGAAGTGTTGGGGGCGAACCCAAGAGCGCCGTTGGCATTCCCCAAACCAATCACGAGCGAGCTGGCCGAGAAGAGTCGAACATGCTCACGGCCCTGGTTGTCCGTGAAGACCAGCGTCGAAAGACCTGAAATCAAGGCCGCATCGATGAGGGCCTTCATGGCCGTGGCCGAGTAGCCACCTGACGGGCTAGCAGCAAACACGATGGTAGTCTCAGCACCATCCACCGTGAGGGTGAAGGTGTCGGTGGTCCCGGCCGTGATGGTGAAAGGACCATAGGCCGGAGTCGTCAGAACAGCTTGGGTTCCAGTCACCTGTTCGGAAACATCATCCGTGATAATCGTATCCGAACGGTGGAAGTAGTATGTGCAACGGACATCATCCTCGGGCTGTGCTGGTACCTGAAGGATGACGTAACCATTGGCACCTTGAACACCGCCCACGGCTACAGGAGAACCATTGATCGTAACCGAAACCGAACGAGCATCGTTAGTGACCCGGCCGAAACCCTGGCCATCCACGATGGGGTAGTTGCGGACCCGGAACTTCGTCAGGAGGCCGTTTGCGGCTCCCAAGATGGGATTCGCCGGATTCGTGTCATCGACAACGAACCGCTGGCTGTCATCCTCACGAACGATCTGCTGGTCCAGGTTCGAACTTGAACCACGCACCATTTCCAGGTCGTACTGCGCAAGTTCTTCCTGGCCAACACCAATGACGAACGGGATCCGAAGACCAGCGACCAAATTGGCCACGTTCGCCTGAGTGAGGGTACGAGTGTAAATTCCCGGGGGAACATAGGTGACGAAGGGGCCCAACGCCATGATATTGCTCGCTTTTTTCTAGCTGTGGATTTTCATCTTCATCTAGGGGCGTTCATCTTCATTTGGATTTGGTTCTGCCCTAAAGAGGGTTACAAGAGGAAACGCGGTGGTAGCCATACTGTGGCATGGCCTCGCTCATCACTCGTCTTCACCGACAGCCGTCCGGACTCGTTTCACATCCTCAATCAAGCGTTTTCTGGCCTCGTTTCGCTCTGGCGTCACCGCCTCGTACTCGATGTATGTGTTGGAAGGTCCGTGCTTGCGAACTAGACCAGTGGTCTGCCCACCCTGACGAACCTTGCGTTTGACTCCCTCCCGAGCCTGGATTTCCTGCCAGCGTGTTTCTGCACTCATCCCCACAGCTATATCGGCCGTTGGGTAATCGTGCTTGGTAACCCCAGAGTTGGACTTCTGGGTCCCTTCCGTCACGGCAAAGTCAAAACCGAACCCTTGCCCATCCCAAAGCCGTGGAGCCGCTTCTTTACACGAAGGGCAGACATGCGTGGCATGCTCCCCCATCTTGAGATTACGATCAAACCGGACGTCACAGCGCTGACACTGAAACGAATACTTAGGCACTTCAACCTATCCGTTCGAAGAGATTATTGCGACCCACAATGGCCGGTCTCGTGGAGAAGAACAGGCTGCTATACGTCGCCTTAATCGTAGAAGGAGGAGCTGTTCTCTTGGAAGGATCCGTCGCTTCTTCACCTTCTTGGGTCGTCGGCGTGACCTTGCTCAGTACGAGTGGCAACGGAACGTGCATCTCCCAGTCCGCTCGGAGTTGAATAGCCATCGAGGCCGTGTAGAAGTACAAATCACCCGTCTCGTCGGCAGGCTCCTCTGACTCACCACCCATCGAGACATCCACAATCTCGATCCCCTCGTACTCCAGCAATGGCTTCTTCTCACCCCAGAGGTACATGATGCAAAGATCTGCAATCTCCTCCATCTGGATAGGATCTCGGGCAATCACATCGAAATCAAATGAAGCCTCGAACTTACCACCAAAAGCATTAGCAGCATCGACCCGGTCTTGATAGACGACAACAGCTACCTTGTCCCCGGTTTTGGCTCGTTTACCGAACGCCAGCACTACCCCTGGTAACGCCTTGAAATCGGCCTCGTTCCACCGGAAGTAGAGAGGGCCTACGGATGGCACGGCATACCGGTAGTCCGCCGTAAGCTTGGTTCCGGACGGGAATCTAGCAACGAAGTTGATCTCTCCTGTCTGATAGCCCACTGTGAAGTCACGGTTCTCTGTCAGGAGGAAGCTCCGGTTCTCCCAGAGTCGCACCGTTCCTATGATAGGAATTTGCTGGAGCTGAGCCGTTGTTTCCAGACCCGTTTGCACTTGCAAGAGCGGTTCATCAATCTGAGTCAGAAGAGGATCGATGACAAACACACCTTGGTCGTTCGGATACTCGGGGGCCTTTAGAATCTCGATGTAATAAATCCCGGGCAAAGTTGGAAAGGTGTCGTTGTTCGCTCGCACCGCCGAGAGATCTTCTCGCACCCACTCCAGAGGATATTGGGGCTGGCCCACATGGGCTAGCATCACATGGCTCTGAACAACACCCATGAAGTTATCGGCGGAGAGCTGAACCTTGTTCGCACTCGAACCCTTGACCACAATCCCAAACTGAGGACGTGCGTCGAAAGCGAACTTGTTCTGGATCTGGTGGATGATTTTATTGTAGACAGGATGCCGACTGAAACTGTCTTGCAACTCCAGGATCAACCGACGCTTGAGGGCACCTATTAGGTAGTAGTACATCAGACCAACCCTTCCCGATTCAAGGCATCATAGACAGCCTTGAGAATCCTACTTCGGTTGGGTCTGGTCAGATGTGGATCGATAGCTTTCCATGTGGTTGAGAGCTTCAGCGTCAGGTCGAGGAGATGTCTAGAATCCCTGGCGTTGTCCCGGATCATAGGAGTCGCGGCGTACCGAAGAACCTCGTCGGACTCTACGTACACATACGCCCGCAAAGTCTCCTTGCCATCGACGGATTCGACGTCAAGGACACTTGAAGCGATACCCCGAGCTGCCCCGATCGAATCATCTTCGGGTTGTCGTTGAAGCCACCGTAAGATGTCTGGGACGAGTTCTTTAGCTACGAACCTTGTTACTTCCTGCTTGTCAATAGGGGTTGGCCGGGTCGCTACCCGATACCGACTACTGACACGAGGGGCAAGGGGATCCATCCAACTCAGTATTCCTGCTCAGCTAGGACAAGCATACCCTCGGCAACTGCTGTCATCGGATCACGAGCCGCACGGACTTCACTGATCTCAATAGGAAATCCCCGCTTCTTGACCCTATCAAATTCGTCCATGAAGACTTCCAAGAAACCATTCGCCAGAGAAGTTCCGCCGGAGATCACGAAGGGGATCGGTCCAGGGAGCGTAACTGAGTTCTGAACCTTCCTGAACTGTGCGGCGATGTTTTCCAAACAATACCGAATCAGAGCCCGTATGTAGAGACTAATTGCCTCTTGCTCTCGGTTCCCCTTCTGGGGGTTGGCAAGATCAAAGCCACCTTTCTCTTTGATGGAGCACATCTGGGAAGCTGTCTTTCCCGTTGCCTTAGCAGCATGAGTATCTACCCAATCGCCGCAACGGGCTACAGAAAACTCCAGGCCCTTGATGCCTTGAACCGCCAAGGCGATGTTACACATACCCGCGCCGAGACTCACAGCCAGGCCCGAGAAGTTCTCGTCTACGCATTGGCTGTAGATGATCGCCATCGACTCATTCATCGGATGGGGGGTGTACCCTAGCTCTGTGAGAATCTTCCGGAAAATCTCCGTATGGTAAACGACATCTTGGTCAGGGTCATCGATCGGAACGGCCGGAACGGAGTAATAGCAGTGTTCCCCTTCCCCATCCGTGATCTCGCCACCATCACTCAGAGCTTCGAAGAGCAACCGCTTTAGTACGGCCTGAGCATCCAGCTCACCCGCTGCAATGACACCTCGACTCAAGGGCCGACGAGCCTCCCGCTTGAACAAATTGGCAAACGTGAGGGCAGAGTCACCCACGATCAGGAAATTTTCCCCAAATTCGATGTAGTCAGTCTTGGAGAGCTTCAACCTCTTCTCGTCATCCTTCTCGATGTCGAGAAAGGCATCCCGTATTCTCTTGGTGATGACCTTGCCTCCGTCCCCATGACGAGCCGAGACAAGATTCATCGTCCCGATGTCTAGGCCGACACCAGGCTTGCTTTGGGCTTTTGCCATTTGATCCTCATTTGATTTGGATTTAGGTTTACCGGGCATAGCTATATGAAGTCCCGTCCGCCCTCTGTTTCAGGAGGTAGACGAACTCCTCATGCTTGTCCGCAATGCCTTGGAGAAGATTCTCTGTGCCGTCCGACAGAATACCAGCTTCCCCAAGTTCGTGAAGGACAACCCTCACGGCTTCCAGGACACAGTATTCCTTCCGAAGACTGATCTGAATCATCCCGTTCGGACCCTCCTCAGCACCCTCGTAGCATTTGGCTACACAGTAGGCCAGATGCTTGGCCTGAATTACAGGGTCCACCAAAGAGGGATTGCCGAGACCAACGGTTTTTTCTGCCACTGAGTCGATGAAGGCTTGTGAGTCCTCGTAGAGCCTCATGAAAAGCTGATGGTCACCGTAAAAGGCCATCCCACGAGTCTGCCAGTGGTGAGTTTGATGAATCAAGGCCGCCGATCGAAGACACGTCAGAAGAGCGGACATCCAACCCAAAGGGCTACCGTAGCTTTCCGCCATGGCCCGGAGGTAAGGCTCAACATCCGACCCGCTCTGGGCTTGTTTGATCCAACCCTGGACCTGGGCCTTCTGGTCAGCCGCAAGCTTCATTGGAGGGCTTCCTCGCGGTAGGAAAGGGGGTCCATGACGATAGGGGTCGAATTGGGTAGGGTCTACCCAAATGGCGTGAATCTGGTCAGTAAAATCGTGCATGGGATCAAATCACCGCTTTTGACCGCAAAACACGCATTTTCCTTGCTTGTAGATATGAGGAGCCCCGGGCTCTGCATCTCGGCTTGGGCAGGCGTCGTTAGCACGAGACCCCGTCTTGCTCTCCTCACGAAGAGCCTTACCCACGTCGCCAAGCGTTTCCCTCTCGGGTTTAGTGGTGAAAGTCTTGCCAGTCCATGGAGACCGGATCGTCATGACCTTCTCGGTGAGGTAGAAGACCTTGCCGGTATCCGGACAATTGTACTTCCAAAGGGTTGTCGAGGCCGCCAGCTTGTTGTTCAGAGCCGTCGCCTGGTTGAGTAAGGTCTGTTGAGTCGGGTGCATCTGGCCTCCGTGCAAGGGGGAGAATCAAAAAATCATCCCCCACCCTGTCGCTTTCTCAATTCCCGCAGCTTTTGGGCGGCTTCCCCAAGGTCTGCTTCCCCCTCGCTCTCGTGCATATTGATCCTGGCCCTGTTTCCCAAGGGGATGTTCTCCGGGATGAACATAGGGACATCCCCTCCAACAACCTCCGATACAGGAGCTTTAGAAGCCCCATTGCCGGCCACTACCACAGTACGCTCGGGGATCTTTTCGATGGCCGCCAAGATGGCCGTAAGCTGGTCTCCCTGGTTGTCGATCTTTTGCTCCAGAATCTCCCGGGCGTTCTCTGATTCCCTCAGAGCATTCTGAAGTTCCCCAATCCGACGCTCCAAGACAGGGTTGTTCCCAGACGTGACAGGAGTGGGAATGCTAGCCTGGGCTACAACTTTGACGTACTTCTGCTGTACAGCTCGGTTCAAGTCCTTAGAGTTTAGGAAATCCACTTCGGTAATAGGTCGTGGAGTCCGGTAGGGCACCCGAAGTTTAAGGTCTTCAATAAAGTGCTCTCCAGTGATCATCCCGATGACCACATAGCTATAGACCTTCTCTGTCATCGACTGGCCTCACGCAGAGTCCTACGTAGTTGCTTCCTCAGCTCGTCGGCGATACGCTGCTTGATCACCTCGCGAGCTTCCTTCTTGGCCTTCTCGATGACCGTCGTAGGATCCCTGCCCGGATGCAACCATTTACCGTCCTTCATGGACTTAGCCGTGGCCGATCGGAAAATGAGCTTGCCGGAGTCCGTCACAATTGGAATCGGGGCTCGGGCCTTGGTCAGCCACGTCATCTGACCTTTCCGCTGACCTTGAAGCAACGGGATGAAAGCCGGATGGGTAGCAATGACCTTGATGCTGTTCTTCCCGATCTGGATCTTCATACCACGAGACAACGCTCTCTTCGCTCGATCCGAGAAGGTCTCCTGAAGAATCTTTCCCCGGAGGCGCTTTAGAACTTCCCGTTGAAGGGATCGCAAGACCTTTTCCGAATTGAGCACCAAGCTCCCTTGTGGAAAGAGCGGCTTGAGCTTAGCTGTGGTGATAGTGATCGGGACCATTAGTACACGATATTCTCCCATACCACAGTCCGGCCGCGAATTTCCCGCTCATCCGGGATATTCGGCTTGCTGGTGATGCCTGCGGCTGGTGAGGAAGTACCCATCACTGGATCGTCCGGAAGGAGATTTCCGAGCTGGTTGGCGGCATACCTGTCGGGATTGTCAATCGGCACCTTGTACCGAATGTCCTGCTCGTCGATGTAGCCAATATTGAAATGCTGTTGGAGTATCATCCCGCGATTGCTGGGGTTGCGAACAGCACCAATGGAGTAACGGTCCCCGTTGATCTTGATCAGAAAATCTCGTTGACTCAAGAGCGGCGTGGGTCCGGTCCAGACTTCATAGGTGTGCTCGACGAATCGACCTTGAGCTTGCTGGGTGATCTTTTTTTCAGCGTCATCTGGAGCGATGAGAGCATCGTAAGGACCATCATAACCCCCGATATACCCGACTCCGAAGCAAATCGAACAGTCGTTGAGCGGTTGCTTGTACTGGGGATTCTGGATACAAGGGCAAGGGAAACCCACAGCCCGACGAATGAAAAGTTTCACCCGCTCGCCGCCTTGGGTGAGGATCCAGCGATTCCTCCGAACCGCCTCACGCCAAATCCAATCGAGTTTCTCAAGCTCGTAAGAACTCGTAGCCGCCGCTCGTTCCAGAGGCGTCTCTACGAGTTCTTCTTGGCTAGCGGCATTCCAACCGATAGAGAACGGTATGCCCACGGCAGTCACCCGGTAGAAGACCCGTTGCACAAGATCCGTGCGAAGAAGACTTCGGTTGTATCTGTAGTAGCAGGTCACCACACTGTTAGATCCAGGCAAAACAGGAGTCTCTAATTTCTGAGTCTCGACAATGGGGTAGTTGGCAGCATCCAATTCGACTTCGCCGGAAGCGCCCGTGACGGATTGAACTCGGGCTCGCTGTCCATCCACAAATACCATCACGTCATCAGGGACATTCGCGTGGATGGCTTGTGATCCAGACTTGACGATTGGGTAACGAGTCCGAAAGACATACCGTGGAGCGTACAGCTCTCCTGCGTCCTGACCGAGGCCCCGTAAGATGAAACTCCCCGAGACATTCTCCTCGGTCAAAACGTTGTCTGTTTGATCTCGCCAGAACATACTCCCAACAGGCAACGAGGTGATTCTCTCAAAGGGGCCATACTCTGAATCAAACGACCGGTAGATGTTTACACCCGCCAGCTCAAACCCTGCGTTCAAACTGAGAGCAGAGGGATCATCCCATCGAAGGTCGAAGACCCCCGGGTTCATTCCGCCGATCAAGAACAGGTTGATCGGCGGAACTGGCCAAGGAGTCTTCTCCAACTCCAAGTTCGTTGGGAAACGATCTCGTTGGCTTGCGTACGGCATGGGGTTTCACCCACCTGCCCACTCAAGAGAGCGGCGTCTGAGGAACTTCCGGGGTCGAGGGAGCCGGAGGATCAGCAGTTTCGGATTCGGGCTCCGAAATGAGCTTGAGCTTGCCCGAGGAAGCTTCGATCTCCACCATAACGTGAGGATCTAGACCTCGCTCCAGCAAGATACCCTGGAAGACCCTCTGTTTCTCCTCGTCAATCCGACGAGCAGCGGCAAGGAGCTTCACCTTCTCCTGCTCTAAGGTCATGAACCTATCAGAGACATCGAGACGAGACTCCTGTAACAACCGGAGCCGGTTGAGCTGCTCCATCGAAACAGGGTCGTCCGGGGTCAACCTACGCTGCGGCTGTTGCTCTTGGCCATTGTCATTAGGGTCACTCATTTTCATCTCTCTTTCATGTTCTACCACAAGTGAGACCGCTGCACTTGGACTCTTACACCGTCAGGGTCCGATTTGAAAACAGATTCCCAACGATGAGACAGTCAGCCCGGCGTTCTTGTACGCTTCGACAAGCTCGGACTCGTGATCAAAATTGGCCTTGCCTGTGAACATCCGGGAGTGCCAGGAAGTCACCGAAGACTTCCACTACCACCTCGTGGATTCTGTCAAGAAAAACAACAAGAAAGGAAAAACGAACCCTACGAATTTTTTTGGTGTGAGCACGCCCGCACCCGTGTAAGGCCCAAATGCACTTCTTATACCAATCCCGAACTTAGGTTGCTGGAGACCCTTCACAATTTTCACCGTCTGCTTGGCTCGCTCCAACTGCTCTGTCCAGTTATCCTTGATGGCCTGGTAGGCCGATTCGTACTTGCTTGACTTCTCAATGGTAAGGCTCACCCCACCGATGCTGTAGTCAAACTCATCGGCAATCCAATTGAGCATCACAGCGAACAGAGCGTGCATCATCGCTCCGTTCAGGAGGAGCGTCCTCCACTCAGGGCGACTCTGAACATACTGATCCAGATTCACGAACGGAGTCCTCGGCGGGGCTGCAATGACCTGATCCATCGCACGCTGAAGGTACTCATTCAGCTCATCGTCTTCCCAAATGAACCCAAAAACCCGGTTATACTGCTGAACTGTCTCCTCATGAGCGGGAGGACGGAAATGGTAGTTCCGATCGGGCTTATTGTCTCGAAGGAGGATACGAAAGCGACGAATCAGGTCTGACTCCACATCCGTGTAAGACATCGTCTGGAGCGTCGCCTTATCGATGAGATCGAACTCCTGAACTACCTGCTGAATCGGTCCAGAAACCGTCTCCCGGAAAGTCCAACGAACCCTATAGCTGCCCAAGTTAGCATCCAAAGGAACCACCACACTAGCGTAGTATTCTCCTACCGAGGGGTTCGATGGCACACGAACAGGTGAACCAAGAAGCACCTCCATCCCTGTCGTGAAGTCATACAAGGCATAAGTGATCTCAGCCGCATTAGTCGGCGTGTTGTTGGAGTTCTCCAGGAAGATGTTCAGGTCTTCCCGACCCAACTGTTGCCCTCGATAGAAACTAACAGGCATCGTTTGATTATCTCTCCCCCAAACGGGAAGCGAGACCCCCGCAGAAAGCTCCAGTGTCAGTAACCTTACCCTCCATCTTCTTCATACACGCAGTAATGCGATGTTTTTTGTCGCCCGTCATGGAGTTCCAAAACTTCTTGAGAGATTCCTCGGTCCAGCCCTTCGGAAGCTTCTCCCACTTGTCAGCAGATTTCTCCCCAGCGAGCTTCAAGGCATCCTGACCGAACAAAGCCGAAGCTCGAATGCCTCGGATGTTCAAAGCTACCATCTTCTCCGCACAAGGCGGGCAAACGGCTGCGACATCACTCTGAGTGAGCCAGGGATCTTCCAGAGTTTCGGTACGATCATAGCTATACTTGCTCACGATGATCTCCTCAATCCCAGCCATACTTCTGAACACGAACAGTCACGTCTCTTGGATCCGCCGCTGCTAAAGCATCCTGAATCACGAAACGAAACTCCACTTCTTGCAGGGGTGAAAAGAAGTTCCGTTGGTAATGCCATCGTATCAACCAATCACCTGGCTGTCCGAATTCCCCCACCTTTCCAGTCGCGTAAAATTCGCCGAGGACACCTCTAACCGGTGTCCTATCGGCAGGACCGGCCTGAAACGGGACACCGTTCCTGAGCCAATAGAGTGTGTAGCTCACAGAATTGGGCATCACTGGCCCTGAGGAGTCTCTGAGGTACAAGGTCAGGTCTTCAGGCTGAAAGAATTCTCCCCAGCGGAACGTCTTGAGTTCGGTTGGCTGGGAAAGAGGTGGTGGTATTACCTCCGAAACAAGCTCACCCGTCAGGGAAGATGTGCCATAGACTGTGTCTGGGACCCCGCTCAGAAACAGCGTTCCTTGGCCCTGGATGACCCCAGAAACGCCGATTGTACGAAGGGCGTCCCCAATGACAGTGGATGACCCAAAGACCGTCCCCGAGGCTTCTAGCCCCGGTATGGACAGTACCCCAGAACCAGTCAGATTGCCGGAGAGAAGCTGAGCCAAACTTGCACTGCCAGTCAGTACCCCCGATCCAGTGACGGTTCCTCCGGCGTCGAGGAAAGCCATGGATCAGTCCTCGACAAGCTGGAGTTGGCCAATTGGGAAAGAGAGCTGATCCCCTACTAAGACAATTCTAGGGGCATTCAAGTTGGCGTAGTACAGGATGTTCCCGCCGGCCAAAGCATCCATCAGAGCGAAAGATGTCACCGTTCCCCAACCAATCGTTGCCGTCGGATACACAAGGCTGGTGGCATTGGAGGTGGTGCCGCTAACTGGAGCAACAAATGTTGCCAATTGTCTGGCGTAACTCCCCCCTGAAACTTCTACGCCTCCCCCTGCCTCTCCTGGGGCCGTCGTAAAAAGAGCTACGTAAATAGCTGCGGGGACAGGAAAAGCTATACCACGGAGAACATGGTTGATGAGGTTGTCTTCTAGGTAGTCCGTTTTTGACATGGTCTACCCTCCCACGGGCACAAATGAAGCCTTCAAACCCGAAGCCACAACAGGGGGCTCCGAAAGCACATCGAAGCCAAGCACCACAACCCTGGGACCAGCGGGATAGTCCAGAATCAACCGCCAGAAGCCCACAGCGTTTGGCCTGAACCGAACGCTGTAGAATCCAGCTTGACCCGTGATCTCATTGAAGTAGATGTTGCCCACTGCCACCTGAGCATCAGTGACAGTGATTCCCGTCAAGAACGTCCAAGGCTGGGCAGCATTGTTGTAGAAAAGTGTGGCCGTGAGGTCGGCTACAGTCAGACCCGTAATTCGAGTGTAGTCATCCGTGTCAAAGATGTCCGCCTGGTCGATGACCACTCGATTGATCGGGACAAGACGACCATAGACGACCACTCGTGCTCCTTCTCAGCGCTCTGGAGCCTCTGGCGGCTTTCGTCGAGAGGGGTTCGTGTTGAGAGTCGGACTTAGGATCTTTCGAGAAGGGATCCTTCCCACCTGAAGTCCCGGGAACTGACTGGCCGGAGCTATTCCAGGGATAGGTCCAGGGACAAAAGCCCTACGAAGAAGGGCTACCATTGTGAACTCCGAACGGCCTCCAAGACTCATCATGGAGATATCAAAATCTTGAGGGGCCGCAAAAAACGCGGAGTTTCCGGATGTGACCAAACCCAAAGGTAAGGAGCCCTTCAAGGACGCTGTCTGGCCAGAGTTCCCCTGAACAGCCAGAGCTAGAGGGACAGCGCCACTCAGACTTCCAGAGAATCCAGAATCTCCAGAAACATACAGTTCTGCATCTTCAGCGGCCATGGCTCACCACTCCTGGCGACGAATCACGATTCGGAAACAGTGAGGGCTCCGATGGCGAACGAAACCGTGTCGCCCGGATCTACTGTCTTGGGAGCTGCGAGCGTCCCTGAATAGAGCACGTTACCTCCGGGCAGGGCAGAATCCAAAATGGCTCCGTACGTGATGATGCCCCACGAACCAACGGCCGTCGGGAACGTGATGATACCCGTGTTCGCACACGTACCACCCGAAGGAGCACCAAAGGCCACCGCCATACGAGTGTATTCGCCTGCGGATACCTCAGCGGCTAGAGATCCACCTTCACCAGGATCACCCGTGAACAGACCAACATAGACGGTGGCGGGGGATGAGAACGCGATGTTCCGTAGAACAGCGTTCAGTAGGGCGTCTTCCAGATAGTTGGTTTTGTTGTCCATGGTTCTCTCCGAGATTCAAGGCATGAGCTTGTGACAGATGTTTGACTACATGTGACAGATACTTTTGAGACTCTTCACGGCATTAGCGTATGGAAGGGCCGGGACTTTCCCGGACTGATTGAACCAAGCCGACTTCAACTCCTCGATGTTCGCGATGCTCATGTCGAAGATGAAGCTGATCTTGCCGTTACTATTTCTGTCTGTCCGAAGCATCTGCACTCCTGCAACCTGCAAATAGGCAGCAAAATAGAGATCAGATGTCCGAAACTCATTCTCATTTTTGTTCATCTGTATCTCCATCTCGACCCTAGCTTCCGTCAAAGCCAGGTGCCGTAAAGCTCTCGGAGGAGCCAGAATCAGGTCAGGACTGTTGTCCCAGACACCCTCTGCCGCACTTTGACCTGAGCACGGGTCGTAGCGAGCGTGGCTCCAGGGATCAAGGCAGCCGGGATGAAGATCGAGGTCGCAGAAACCGAACCTCCACCAGCTTCGATGAACTTCTGAAGTAGAGTTCTGCTGTACCCAGTGGTTGCGTTGGCCAGGTGAATTGTCGTTTCCTGCCTCTCCAAAGTGCCCAGACCAGTGCCCGTGATAGTGAGGTCTCCAGCTCCAGGAGTGTTCAGATCCGCCGTGGTAATGACCGGCAACGTGGCAGCAAACGGGGTAGAGCCGTCATCTTGCACCACCTCAATCGCCGGACCATCCACCAGAGGAGGAAGCCGACTAGGATCCGGGTTGAAGTTGGCGTTGAGCAGCTCAGAGATGTTCCCAACCAAGAAGCTTTCCATTGCGGTGGTGCTTTCCCAGAACTGGGGAGCGATTGCTTCAGCTACTGCCGCTGTCGTCCCACGAGACGTGGGGATGAAGGCTAGAGCAGTGGTAGCCGTACCTGCACCCGAACCGTTGATGATAGCTGTAGAGACATCCAGAGGACCACCAACCGGGAGGGTGTTGAGGATCAGCGTGGCTGCCGGAACCATCGTCCGAACAGCACCGAGGATGACCAGGCCAAGTGGAGTGTTGGCTACGGAACCACCCGCTACGGAGTCATTCTCGATGTAGGAACCCACACCCTTCGTCAGGGATTCCAGAGCGATGCCGTTCCCTGCCACATTCGTCCTGGCCAGAACACCAATCGTCGTGGTCGCTGAGTTCACTGCCGCCACTAGAGAAGCCAACGTGCCGTAGACAGCCTGAGGAATCAGGATCGTTGTGAACGCAGTTGGAGCCGCACTCAGCCGGAGCTTGAGGTCGTCATTCGCTGCGTTGATGGTCAGCGGAAATGCACCGGAGATGTTGCCACCGTTGAGAACGGCTCCGGCACCCACCGCTGCATTAGCAAGAACGCCTTCCAACTCAGCCACCGTAGGACGGCTGATGTAGATTTCCTGGCCGCGAGGCTCGGTCGGGGGGTTGTACCGAGAAACGGGTTCGAGGTCAGAGAGAAGAACCGGACCTGGTAGGTCTCCACGAATGACGCCAACTCGCATAACTAGACTCCCTTTAATTCGACTGGTTGTTTGGGCTTCCCGAACCGACCACGCTGTTGCTCTAGCTTGAGGTACCGAAGAATGATCCCGTACCCAGCATAGAAATCCCCGAGTTGACTGAGAAGCTCCAGGTCATCCGACTGCCACGCGAAATGTGCCTTCCTGATCTGAAGGCGCATCTTTCGGATGATCTTGAAGTAGCGATCCGGGTTGATGAGCGTTGCAATCTCTGGCTCAGCCACCGTGAGCTTCTCGAACCTCGACTGAGCATCCTTGAGCAAATTCCGGCGGTAGGGGTCCGGAATAAGACCCTTGGGCTTCCAGCGATAGGTGATCCTATAGAAGGAGTCACCTTCTTGATCGATGAGCTTGGGAAGAACAAGGTATTGCACGTCACGATGGATCAGGTCAGCACAACTGCCGGGGTTGAGGTGTTACCGTCTGCCCGAACCGCAGCGAATGAGGTTACCAGCGCCACTCCGGGGATGCTGGCCGCCAAGATGACGATGATCGTGTTCGCGACAGAACCACCACCAGCGATGATCTGTGCCGAGGTAAGGGTGATGGCCCCCGTGCCGGTGATGATCACCGAGGTGACATCTGGAGTCAGGGACAGAAAGCCCGTCCCAGTGATGGTCAAGTCGCCGGGACCTGGGGTGCCCAGGTCAGCCACAGCCACCGTCGGAGTTGCTAAGTCGCTCGGAACGAACGAAACAACTGAGACGAGATTCGCCCGGACGAGGCCGGCAATCTTGCCACCCCCAGCCGAACGGGTCACCCGGTCTGTCTCGTAGAGGTCAATGTACCCTGGGATGGTTGGCTCGGACGCCTTCACCCTCGGGATGTAGCTCGGCTGCTTGGGCTCGTTGGCATACCCGTCCCGCTTGTAGGCTTTAGGGTCTGCCGTGGAACCCATCCTGTGAACTGCCTTGTTGGGAAGACCATCATCGATGTCATCGACGGAAATGGCTCCCAAACCAACTTGACTGTGGATGAGTCGTAGCATCCTGGTTCTCTCCTACCTGGGGTAGTGATCTCTGCTAGATTCGAGGGTAAACTTAGTCCCTACGGTCTTACCGGAGCCATAAAAGGAACCTCCACCCGGAGGACTACTTCAAGAGAGACCCTCATCAAATTGGGTAGGCCATCACGAAATGGGCCGAGAACGCTGCGGTTGCCCCGCCTCCTCGAACGAGAATCTGCTCAACCACCCCATCGTAGGTCGTGAACTCTGGAAGAGCGTTAGGAGCAAGCTCTGTCTCTGGGCCAAGGACGTTCGTAGCCACGTACATTTTGGTTACGGTTTCCTGGTTCTGAACCACCAAGTTGGTGACCCCTCCAGGCAGATATAACCGAAGCGCCGTTGCCACAGTTGCGGCACTGGGAGCTGTTCCAGCAATGATGATCCTCTGCCTCGTGTGCCTCTCGCTCTCAGGAAGTACCAAAACAGGAGGGCTCGTGACCAAAGTTGCTCCGGACGCATCAAGCTGCTTCAGTCGAAGCCAAAAAGGTCCGGCATCGGTGATGGAAAATGTCGTCGGGTTGAACACGAACCTGTGGTTTTGCCCAGGTGCTGGGTCAAGAACTGCCTGGTTGATCCCTGTTGTCGGGTTGGTATCCAAGAAGCCTTGGCGATTCGTGATGAACGCCGTGAAAGCCGCATCGAAGTTCGTCGCCCACTCCCAGGTATAGGCTGCGATACCCGAACCCACCCGATTCGGAGTAAGAAGATCCACTAGACCCGCCCGACGACGACGAATGGAGAATTCTCGTGATACGCTCATGACGCTGTAGACTCCTTCGACACAAGTGGATCATACGTGGCCGCCGCTGCCTCACCTTTCTTGCTTCGAACCTCATCCTGGACGTCTTTCCAAGAATGAGCCTCGTCACCACCAAGATTCGGGATGAGCTTGTTCTTGAAGACGTGGTCTTTCTCGCGACGGGCCATGTCTATCTTGCGCTTGCCACGGTACTTGTTCTCCCGATTGGCCTTCGAGATCCACCCTCCGGAGATACCATCCCGGAGTACGAAGCCAACGTTCCCTGGGGCGAACACGAATTCCAGCATTCCACCCTGATCACAGTTCGTGCAAGGGATGATCTCCTCCCCGGCCTTCACAGAGTCATACTGCGAGAAAGTGAGCTTCTTGGTACAGTGGTTGTCACAAACCGGGCACCTGAGTTGATACATGGGCATCTTCATCTCCTATTCATTTTGCCCGAATCGGAATCGTCCAGCTCCGGGTCATTGCTAAGACGGCTGCTACATGCTTGCACACCTTGTTAACTCGCCGAGGGTCACGGATGTTCGGAGCACTAGCAGTCCCCTGAAGGGGTGTCTTGGGATCTTGGTAGTCTTGTTGCTTGGCGTGAAATTCTGGTCCTTGCCATCTCCAAGCTGGACAGGAGCAAGCTAACTGAAGATTCAACTTCGTGAACTTAACGACATTCCCTGTTCGATTCGCCTTGAGGCGAACCACCTTGGGGCCATTGCCACAATCCACGGAGAATATCCACCGGAGATTCTTCACATCAGCTCTACGGAGAGTTGACCTGCACTGCCTGCTCCTCTGATTGATCTTCGGACTGAGTTCTTGCTCAATCTCATCAATCACGGCCGCAACCTTGGCCTCACCTGGGAGAAATAGAACAGGTGCTCGGTCCAGAAGAAACATCCCGGCGACCAACAAAGCCGAAGCATTGTGCGTGTTGGGCTTATCATCTCGATAGGGATACCTTGTGATCGAATCATCCTCGCTAGGATGACCTCCAGGATCAGTTAACCTGGGCTTGAAATTCTCATGAGGTCGTTGATCATCCTCCGGGTCTTCTTGGGGCTTGGCCCGGTCATCAGGACCATCCTTCTTGTAGATCGATCCAGGAGGAGACTTGTCGAACTCCCGGTGGTCATCCACAGGCTTGTTGAAGGTAGATTGGCCCGTATCTTTAGGATCTATAGAGATCCCCCGATCGACAGGCCCACCTGTTGGAAGCTCAGCCGTGCCCATGTTATCCAAGAGAGGGCGAGCGGACTTCTCCCAATGGGAGAACTGACCATTGCCGTACCAGACTGGCTTCCCACGCCTCTTCTTGAGCCCATCGATGAGAGACGAGACCTCAACCGAGTCCATCTTGGACCAATCAGGTTCTACCCCACCGACCTGCTTCACAAGATGCTTGGCATAGTCCAACTGAGCCTTGGAGGGCTCCTTGGATGTGGCTATGGGGATGGCAGGATTGCCCTCACCATAGCCAGGTCGAGTGATCAGAGGTTGGGTCATCAGTCCATCTTGCCGACGGCGATGTCTCCCACAGTGAAGTCCGGCTTGTCAGCATACCGCTTGTTGACGATGCCGTATCTCTTCCCATCGACATTGACCGTGTAGTAGGCCGGAGCAATCGGGGGATCACCCGTCGAGAAGTCGTACTTGATCTTGCGCTTCTTCAGCTCGGAACCAATCCCCATGAACGAACTGGCCTCCGAGATGGCCTCACGAAGAACTTCAAGCGAGTTCGCAGCCATTTTCCAATCGGCTGCCTTGAACTTGTCCTTGTGCTTCTCAGTGTTCTCTTTCCACTTCTTCGCGTCTTCAGGAGACATGTCCTTGGTTTCCTTCTTCCACTTGGCGGCATCCTCAGGGCTCATGTTCTCCGTAGGATCGGCAGGCTTGCCTTCCTCGAACCTAGACATGTACTCCTCGTCGGAAGCCGCAAGATCTATTCTGGGATCAGGTTGCTGACCACCGGCTAGACTCCTCCTCGCCCTCAGAATCTCACGAGTCAGCGCAGTCGCCTTTGTTATCCCATCTGTCCCGGCACCAAGCTCATTCAACAAGGCCCCGGTATTCTCTACGACCCCAGCCAACATGGAGAGGGCCATCCGCCAGTTGCCAGCAACACCTTTTCGGTAGGCGACCAAGCTATCCGTCTTGATCATCTCCATCCGAGGCATCGGTCCCGGGTCCAAGGCCGCTACCCTCTCTGCCGCAAAGACGATATTCTTGGGCATGGCTCGCTGAAGAACACGAAGCTGACCCTGCAAAGAAGCTGCCTCATTGTAGAGGTTGCCGAGCTGAGGGGCGTACTTGGCCGGATCCCGCTTGTAGGTTTCCAGCGAGTGCCTCATCTGCTTAGCAGCATTTTCGACGCCCCCTACCATACGATCAAGGAAGACGGTGAATTGATCTTCACGAGTAAAGTCCGAGGCCACCTTGAACTTGTCTTTGTGCTCCTCGTTCTTCTTCTTCCACTCCTCAGCATCTTCGGGAGACATGTTCTGAGTTGGATCCGCCGGCTGGCCCTTCTCGAACCGAGATCGACGAGCTGCTTCTTCTTCTGGGCTTTCCTCCAGCTCCATCCCTGGTCCAGCGGCCATCCCAGGATCACAAGCCATACCGGGTCCGCAACTATCGTTACCAAACCGAATCGAAGGCCCGTGAGCCAGAGTGTTTTGGACAGCAGACCAGTAGACCATGCCCCACATGGCATTCTGAAGATCCGACAGAATGCCCCAGGGTCCACCAAGGTTGCTCGGACGGAATTTTTCAAGTTCCTTCGCTCCCTGAAGGAGATCCCGTTGGGCTAGCCGAAGCGTGGGCGCTGCCTCACGAGCCAAATCCTGCTTGGAACCTGTGGCTGCTTCCTTGGTTCCTTCGACCCAAGCATCACGAAGAGAATCATCGGAGGCTGTCAGGTTCTCAGCAAGAATCTTCTTGAGGGTGGCCGCTAGGTGGAGTCTCTTGGGGGATTCCTTCGAGGGTTGGAGTAGAGCCTTCCCCATGGTCTCGAACATCTCGGCTGTGGCTGTCACATCCTCAGCAGTCCGAGTCCGGTCTTCCAAACCAGCAATGAGTCCCAAGACCTGAGTCAGAGGAAGTTTGCCCGTAGTCCTGACGTTCGCAGCAATCTTCTGGAGTTCCTCGGCAGCCTGCATCGGATTCATCGTGGGCCTCATTGGTTCTGAACGACGTGGGATGGTTCGGATCCGGACTTCTTTGAGAACTCTCTCCAGATCCTCGACCTTCTCCGGCCTCAGCTCTTGCTTGATCTCCTCATAGTCGAGACGATCCGCTGCTAATGCCACAGCTTGAAGGGACTTCTCCAACTTGAAGAGGTGCTCCGGGATGGCTTGGAGAAGATGTCCAGCGACCTCGAAGATATGATCTCGATGATCAGACTTCTCGACAATCTGCCGAGCTAGATCGATGTAGTGAGTGAGGTGAACGCAATTCAGACGGGCGTCACCCAACTCCTCTTGAAGGTAGACAGTTATACCGGACGCTGTCTTCTGGCGCCCAGCACGCTGCATACAGCCGTCATGAGGCTCAACCATCGAAGTCCTTTCCTGCTTTCACAGCAAAGGACTCCGAAAAGTGCCTTAGCGGTCCGTCAAAAGGATTCCGGGAACTCCTGGAGGAGTCGAGCCTTCATCTCATCATTTTCGGCAGCGAAAATGGCCTTGATGACATCCGGACGGTCATCGAAATCCGCCTGAATTCTAGCGACCTTCTTCCGGATCGGATCATTGAAGTTGTAGAGGTCCGGGAAATCCGCGCACATCATCTTGGCGATCTTCCGACGAGTATCCTCAGTACCAGAGATATCCACCGGAGAGGCCGGCTGAACCACTTGGACATCCTTCTTCGGACCGTTGGTAGTCCGGAAGGTCATGCCCTCGGACTCGACCACTGCTTGCTGAGCAAGGCCAGCTCCACCAGTTCCTCCGAGGTCTGCGGTCATCGTTCCACCACCGACCGACGGGGTGACCGTGAAGCCCTCGGTCTCTCGCACCTGAGGAGCCTGAACCGAACCTACGACCTGACGAGTTTGAGCGGCATCCACGTCCACGTAGGCTGCCTTGTGAGCGTTCTTCGTAGCCAGATACTCCGCTCTCTGGACGGCCGACATCCGGGCCATCATCTCCTCTTCTGTCACACCACGACCCGGATCGATCTGGCCTGATTGTGAAGCCGTTCGAATGTGACTACCTGCGGACTCGGCCGTGAGAATGGCCGACGCTTTGGCTGGTGTCTTGAGGTTCCTGACTGGGACACCATCCTGAGGCTCGACAACGACTCGGGATGCTTCAGTCGCAGTCAAAGCACGATTCTCAGATCCTACCCGATACGTTCGATCCCGGTTTCGATTCTTGGCAGCATCCGCCATTTCCCGGACGTTGCCAACCGTGCGCTCCTGCTCGTCAGTTGTCACCGGAACCACTGGACGAGCCCGATTCGCAGGATCAAGAGGATTCCCGCCCTGGGTTGCATGTCGAAGCTGGACGCCCGCAGGCTGCGGGATCTGGGCCGAAATATCATCGGGGTCATACTCGGCTGCTGGCACCACCCAGCCCATTCGCATCGCTCCACGAAGCTGGGGCAAACTGATCGACTGCCCCCCATACTGAACGATAGTCCCATCGAACAGAAGCTCGGAACCCACAGGGACCGAAATCCCCGTCTGCCCAAGAGTAAATGTCCGAGTCGTGATGAAGGGTAGCGGCTTACCAGCGTGGAATTGGATCTGGGTATTCATTTCAATCTGTCTCCCTAGAGATGGAAGGGGCCTCTCTAAGGACAGATCAAAAAGTAGATTATGAGTAGATTAGTCGGCAGACTCCAGAGCCACGGCAAGCGAAGGGTTTTCCGCGATGGCTTCCAACGTGGCCTCAGCCTTTTCTGGCTCTGGCCACAGCTCCTCTGGGTCTACTCCTGAACGAAGAGCATCCAGAGCTTGTTTGGCCGAAAAAGCCTCAGCCTGCCTGGCTTGGAGAAAAGCATCCAAGGCGGCAGCCACTTCCTTGCGGAGTTCCTCGCCAGCCAGGTAGATCGTCTGCCCTCGGACTTCCCACTGTTCCGTGAATTCAGGAGCAGGAACAATGTCCTCGATGTTGACCCTCTCAGCCCCTTGAGCCAGAGGGATATCCCCGAAACCTTCGAGCTGGGCCGTGAGCACCCATCCCGGGCGTCCCCCGAACTCCTTCGGGTCAGGGGTCAACGTGAACGAGGTGCGAAGAACCGCCTTAGGATGCTTGCACCCTCCGTACTCCTCTAAGGCCCACAGAACAGCCTGATAGAGAGACTCGGTGTCGTTGTAGGGCTTCCGGTGAAGGTCTTCGGCAGGGTTCGACATGGCCCTTCCATACACCACGCCATGAACTAGATCCCGGCTTCCTGGGTCACCTCGGTGACATCCGAGAAGTCCCCGTCCCCGTCAGGATCCGTAACGTCCACCCAGTCCTTCTGCTTGACCCTTGGCTGAAACTTGGTAGGTGCTCTCGGAGACCTGGAAGGGGATTTAGCTTCCATCCAGCGATCCGCCACAATATGAGCAAGCTTGTCCATCCACCCTACATCTTCTTCAGTTCTTGCTTGATCGCCTTGGCTTTTGGACCACGCCATGAACTGGCGTTGTTCAGGAAGTAGGCGATGATGCTCTTGGCCGAGTCCGCCCCATAGTCGTCCGTGATCTTGTCCAGGTCCATCATTGCTTCCAAGTAGGGCTTGGCTGCATAGTTGACGTTCTTCCAATCTTGGGCGATCTCCTTAGCAATCTCGTGAATGGGACGAGTCTGGGCAGCCTGGAGATACCTGGCAGCTACACGATGGGCGAGGTCCATGCCTAGTAAGGTCCATCAAAACAATGGTCGCTTGCAAGTAGGACATTTTGGGATTGGCTTTTTCTGATGGAGCTTACAGTAGCCGTCTAAAACAGCCATGTTCTTACATCTGCCTGGGAACCATCTGTCCTTCCGCTGAGCTTTGCAGCGGGCTTTCTCATGGCCTGGGTTGAGCCACCATCGGCCCTTACGAGTCATGTAACGGGTCTCCCTACCAGTCGGGGGTGATCAATCCCGTATCGTTTGAGGAACCGATCCACCGTTGTGGGTGCCTCACCAAGCATCTTAGCCATACGTCGAATGGGGATTCCTTGTGAGGCCATCTCTCTCAGGATCTTCTCCGAAAGCTTCTGTCGAAGCTGGTATTGAGGTCCCAGAAATCCAAACTCCAGCTTGTGGATCATGCAGGCCGGCATGTGTGGACGAACCAGTGAGATGAAGCGTTCGGCTTGATCTTCACCATCGAGGATAAACTGGCCAGTCTTCCCTTGGCACAAAGTCCACCTCGGTTCGAACCTGAACTTTTCGAAGATGGCTAAAGCAATGCCCCTACTGGCCAGGTCCATTCCGAAGGTAAATACAGGCCACCATTGAGCTGAACCATCGTCCATGAACCAGATAGCTAGGGCGAGAGGGTCTACGAGGTCCACTACCTTTTCCTGAAGCCTTTTGGGACCGGGCTCAGGATAAAACAGAGCATGCCAATGGATCAAGGTGGCATGAGAAACAGTCTCAAATCTCCACCCAGGGAATTCCCGCCACTGTGTCGGGCTGATCGGAGTCTTTACCCAAGATCCCCACTCAGAGGCTTTCCACAGAAGGTAGGTCTTCTGCGCATCCGAATGATTCTCCATGTAACGGGCCACGTGAATGCTCTTGGAGAGTCTACCGTCCCCAAGCATGGATCCCACTAGAACTGACTGTAGTCGGCCCTCTATGGGGAGTACCTCGTGGCGTTCTGTTCGACAGATGGTCTCTATCCCAAAGCGACGTCTCCAAGACCTCACCCGTTTGACAGTTGCTTCCCCTCTGAGCCTCAAGACAATCTGCTCATCTGTGAGTAAGTCCTCAGCGTAAAGCCGTCGAAGATCCTCCTGGGAGATAGGACACGGTACAGCCTTCATGCTCTGACTCCTACACTACTGGAGCATTCAAGGCAAGAGAAAAGCCGACCCAGTTTCCTAGGTCGGCTCCTCTTTGGCTTCTCCCAGCCTCTACCGGCTCACACTCAGAAGCGAGTGATGACGAGGCGAGTCAACCCGCGAGGGTTGAAGGCGCCTATGCCGATGTTTTCGAAACAGGAGAAACCAATCGTACGAGCCTTCGGGTCGTCCGCCGAGAGAACGGTCAGCTCGGTACGGACTGGGAAGCGGCCGAAGTTCTCCGGCTCTGCACAGACATACACGTAGCCGGCTGGAACCAGACGGCTGGTGATGATCTGAGCACCCCAGAGGGTGGCCTGGAGACCAGTCTTCAGGAGGGTGGCCTGAGACTCGATATCCAGGATGTCCCGACCGAACTTCCGGATGTCAGCGTAGTCAACCGCATTCATGTAGATGCGGGCAACACGCAGGTCGTGACGCTCGACCTCAGCAAAAGCATCCGCAAGGACGCTCGGGCTGATTGGAGCAACCACGGCGATGTCCGGGTTGGTCTGACCAGGGAGGGTGTCGAAGCCCGAGACTGCGATGCTGTCGAGAACAGCAAACACACGCTCGTCTTCTGCGGCCTGAATCTGAGCCTTCGCAAGATCCTGCGAACGCTCAATCAGGTCGAACCGACGCTCCTTGATCTGGGTGAGCGGGATCTCCGGGTTCGAGGCAATCTCGAACAGCGGGAAGATCACACGCCTCGGCTTCTGGATGGCGAGGATGTTTTCACCCTCTTCACCAACCACGAATGCCGTGACTTCCGGATCCTTGTCGTAGATCGGAAGGGCTCCGTCGGGAAGCTGCTCGACCAAGAAGGTCTTGCGACCCACGGCCGTGTAGTCTCGACGGAGACGTAAGGGCTGGATCATCGAGGCTGCGAGCTTGGCTCGGCCGGCAGCGGTACGGATGTACTCACTGATGATCTGCTGCTTGATCTCGTTTGAAACCTGGTTGTTCATG